GTAGTCCTGCAACCACTCCAACCCCTCCCGCTTTTGCACCTCACCGAGACGCTTCGCAGCTTGGGCACGGGTCTTGAAGTGCTCAAGGTGCATTTGGGGTTCGCTCGCTACCTTCCACGCAAGGTGCCATTCGTTGTAGCGGGCCTCCGGTAGGCTAAAGAGTAAGCCCGGACGCTCCAACCGCCCATCTGGTAAAGCCTTCTCCGGTCCCATCAACTGGTCACCAAGTTTATACCATGCCCCAAAAAGTTTGTGAGCCTTTTCCAACAGAGTCGCCTTTGCTTCTTCTGTAAGAGGCAACTCTGTCATTAACAAGTCGCTCTCTTGTTGCCACCGTGTCGGGTCGGGAAAAACTTGTGGGTCTTTCCTTACCTCGTTAAAGTCGAAGGTCACTCTTACAACATTCCTAGCCAACCGCAACGCCTCATCCGACTGAACCTCTTTGTTATTGTTCTGGATGAAAAGAGCCAACTTGTTAACGACACTCTCCCTATATCCGTCCAACTCCCGCTTTGCTCCAAGACGCCGGATGTCCCCACCTCCTTGTGCAAGAGAGAGGTCAACCCTGGCTTTTTCTGCCTCACTTAACCTAGCGTATGTTGGCGAAATCTTCTCCCTCTCAGTGCGACTCAACAGTTGATCCTTGTCAACCGTAAGCCCGCCTTGGTGACTCCGGGCGTTTTCAGCCAACCCAACCTCGTTAAAGGCGGTGTTCTGGGGTGTCCCCTCCCGCCCAACCCATTCCATACGAGGCCAGTCGACCTTGCCACTCGTTGGGTCCACCCACAACTTATCCCAAACCTCTTGCTGAAATTGGTGAACTTTTGCACGTCCCGTCATTGCAAGGTCCATGTGTTGACGCGTAGTGGGCATGGTACGCTCCTTACCAGCCACCAACTGCTGCATGGGTTTGAGCCGATCTAAGATAGTCAATCGCTCTCCAGCATACTTCTTCGTAGCCTCGTTTGGAAACAACATCGACCTCGCCTCGTCGAGCATGTCAGAGTATTGGGACTCCTTAACCAAGAGCTCTCGTGAACTCGGCCCCAACGATTGTCCAAGTGCCCCAAGGACTTCTCTGGCTGCTGTCCTTAAAGTTTCAGTATCGCTCCACATTTGGTGGGCACGCTCCATCGTAATAACCGGAGGCGGGTCGATTGGCCCGGATAGCCTCCTGTTAGCGTGAGCAAGAAACAAATCAACTGCACCTTGTGCTTCCCTACTAGAACGTATTATGGTGCTGAGGTTGGTTTGGATTTCGTCCAACATGAGCGAGGTAGCTATCTTTTTCTCAGGTACTTTACCAAGTTGTGCCCCCTTAAACCAGTCCGTAACCCCTCTCCAAATACTCGAGATGTCGCGGTACACCGCATTTGCAAAAGCTTGTGTTTCCGCATCACTGAAATACATCATGTCACTGATGTTAGCCAGGTTCTCCTTTTTTATAGAACCCATTGTGAGCGCAGCCGCAAAGTCAACGAGAAATTCTTCTGGTTCATGGATGTAATGATCCATGTTCATACGCGAAATTTCCTTGTGGTTTTCTTTCGGTAGAATAAACCTAAGTACCTCCTCCATCGTCGCTTTTAACTCGGTGGGGTCGGTTGTGTGAACCCTCGCAAACGCTCTCGATATGGCAGAGCGTTGTGGGGCGGTGCTGGTTCCTTTCGACGCCAGCACTTCGTGTAAAGCATTATGCACCGACTCGTGAGTCATTGCAAACATGACCTCAAAAAGTTGAGTTTCAGGTGACTTTGTTGATCCAAACTTACTTTGCCTTTGCTCAACAATTCCAAGAATGTAATTCGACACCTCGGAACGACCAGGAGCAGTAATACCAAGCATCCTGTGGGCCCGCTCCCGTGGTGGCATACTAGCAAAGGCTGTTTTTCCAAGCCATTGTTCAAGGCGTGCAATCGGGTACAACATCTGCCGAGCGAGGTAGTCCGCACGCTCCGGCGTCTCTCCCATGTGGTAGAAGCGACTGAAGCCGTAGTCGTAGGCACGTTGGAGCACCTTGTTAGGGTCTTGCTCTGCCACGAGTTTGGGGTCGATACCCACGCCACGAGCGATTGCCTGTAAGGGGGTTTCACCGGGTTGTAACCTTAGTGCCTGTAACCGTCGTGACGCCTCGGCAAACTGGGAAGGAGTGTCAATCCCAGACGCCTCCATTTCTTCGGAGAAGCGTTGGCGTTCGGCGTTGGACAACTTTGGGTCACTCTCCTCAACCATCATCCGCTCAAGTGGAGTGTAGTCAAACAACGGCCCCGTCTTTCCCTTGATAAACTCACCAAAAAACTTCCCTTTTGACTCGGCCTTGTTAAAAGTTGCAAACAGCTCTGGTGGGACATCGTGGTAATGGTAAATAGACCCCTCAGTGCCTTCCTTACCCTTAAACTGGACCGCTAAGGTCTGGGTCTTTTCATCGTAACCAACAGCCCCAAGATTAGAGGACTCGATTGGGCTTAGGGGAATTTGGTTCTTCATGCCGGGCGTGGGTTCCCGACGAGGGTTTCCAAACGCCATGTGCTCAACCAGGTACGCCCCTAACCCAGGTCTCTGCACCACCCCCAACCCCTGCGTCTCCACCTGTTGCAACCCACCACTCCTCAAACTATTAGCAAAGTCCTTTGCCTCTAGCTCGTTGCCAAACTCCATGACCTTTGGCTGACCATTCCGCCCCATCCACGATGCCTGCCACGGCTCGGTCGACTTTAGCTCCTGTGGCCGTGCTTTGTAAGCCTTCATCGTGTTCAAAGCCTCGAAGGGTAGGATGTTCAAGGCGGTGCCATACAAATTCGCGGGTTCTAGGATACCCTCTTGTCCTGACAAGACTTGTTGCCCTAACATGGCAGCCCCCACACCTGCACCCCCACCAGCCCCCAACGCTAGGGCTTGGGTTAGGGGTTTAGAGGTCTTGGACAACGCCTGACTTGCTATCCCACGACCCGCCCGTCCCGCTGCGGGCATGGCGAGGAAACCCGCAGTACCAAGGGCGGTTTGATACGCCTTTTCACTAATAGGGGCCTCTGGTTGAGTGTGACCGAAACTCCGCAACATGATGTCCCCAACTCCCAACGCTCTCACGGCTGGGTGACGCTTTCCAAAGGTCAAGGCAGCCTCAGCAATGGTCCGGGGCAAGGCATGAACCGATTCCTCCCCTACCTGACCAAATTGCTCAGTTTGCTCTGGTGCAATAAAGCTCCCGACAAACCTCGACAACTCCCCTACCCCCTCTGCGACGGGTTGAGTTATGGGGCGTGTCAACCCCTCTAACCACTTGGAGAAGCCTCGTGCTGGATTTTGTTGTTCTGGCATAAACAAAGCCAATTATTGGCCTACACTATTGCTTCAAAACATTAGGAGCCAAAATACGAGGCGAAGCAGTTGGCATAAGCCCCGACCCACCCGCGGCTCCACTCTTGTAAAGTTGGTATAACATTGTCAACCTATCCAACGCCACCTCGGTTGCTTTAACATCCCCAGCATACTGGTTAACAATCGCATTCACCTGTTCCTCTGGAAGCCCAGACCATTCAGGTTTCCACGGTAACCCTGCTTGTTGTGCCTGTGCAGCCGGGGGTCGTGCCGCGTTTCCCACTGGTCCAACCTTTGGAATCTTACGAACTGGGGGAGTAGCACCACCATAAGAAGGTGTTACTGGTGGCTGTGCCGCTGGCGGAGCAACCGCCGGAGCAACTTGCCTCGGAGCGAAATTAGGGGCAGGTATTGGTGGGTTTCCGGTTGCTCCCACAACCTTTGACAAGTCACTTGGAAAGAGAGAACCCGGCGTTGCTGCCGCTGGTGCCTCGGGTGGGGGCGGTGGTGGTGTCACTCCTGAGGAGGCTGTTCCCGGCACCCCCACTCCCTTTGGCATCTTCACACCACCAAATTTAGCACCCACCTTTCCTCCAACAGCTAAACCTAATAACGCAGAAAGAGGGTTTTCAATCCCAGCTTGAACCGTGTCAAAAGCAGTGTCCGTTGCTGCTCCCGCACCCAACGCGGCCAAACCACCACCAATCAACGAACCAACTCTCGGAATCCTTCTAAGGAGTGGAACTGCTGGGGCAATCCTCGACAAAAACGTTCCAACTCCAGCACCGGCAGCAGCAGAAGCAGCACCACCACCAAACGCTTTCATACCCCCGTATGGAACCTTTGTTTGGACTGTTGGGAGAGCGTTTGTTCCTGTTCCAACCGTAGTCGGCATCTCTATTCCCAAATTTTTGAACAACTGGTCAAACGCAGCACTCACTCGTGGGTTCATCTTGCCACCCTGGTTGATAGTATCATACAACTGCAAAGCATTTATGACCTGTTCAGACTTAGCCGTAGTCGAAATCGCTCCTTGGTGCTTCTCTTGTTGACCTAGCTCTCTACCCCTTTCCGCGATAGGAAATTGTTGCGGAGTCACTACCCCACCAAAACCCCTCTCAGATAACCACTTCTGCATTTGTGGTTGTACCAAGAGCTTTTCCCAATTCAACTGGTTCCCGAACGTGTGCCCTGCCGCCTGGTTAGCAAGACGCCGCCTCCCTAACTCCTCCTCACCAAGAAGCTGCTCTTGTGACACCCTCTGTAAGTCCGCTGCTCGCGCGTCCTCGTGCCCACGACTGGTTCGACCCCAAGCAGTGTTAATCGCCGAGCCAAACTCAGGACTCACCGTCCACGGGTCACCATACCCGTGTGCACCCCTACCCCTGTTAGACCGAAATGTATTTGTTCTTGGCATAATTTACCTCCAGTAACTTGAACCGAAAGCTGTAGTAACCCCTTGTTGGAACCCCCGACCGAGAAGGTGTTCCTCCGAGTACATGTTGGGCACGGTTAAGAACTCGGCACCAGCAGCATTGGCGCGGGTGTGCTCGGAACGTATCCGATTCACCGACTCCGATGCCATTAACATCTGTTGCACCTTGCCCTGCTCGGTCGCGGCTTGGAGTCTTTGTGCGTTTAACATGTCTGCTCTTTGTCCCGCTTCGACAGCGTTGGCCGTCTGAACCGCAGCAATAACCAACTGTGCCAGAGCCATTTGATTTTGCCAAACCTCCCGGAATCGGTTGTTAGCAAACTGCGTCCCAAGCTCAGCAAGCTCAAAAGAAGTGCGAGCAGTGCCACCACGCACATTCGCTGGTCCCGACATTGCCGCGCTACGAGCGATTAGGTAACCTCGTTCGTATAAGTTCTTAGTCTCAGTCTCGTACTGAGTTGAAAATGGGTCCTTCGTGTAAATTGAGGCTAATGCACCGGAACCATTAAACACCCCCGGCACCAATGCCTGCATGGTTTTCAAGGTGAGACCACCAGGTAAACATTGTGGGTCCTGCGAAAAAAGGAAAAGAAGAAACTGTCGTTCCTCCTCAGAGAGTTGCGCGGTCGGAGCCGAGTTAATTGCTGCCGCGTTGATTGCACCCACTAACGAGGCAAAACCAGCAAAATTGTAACCACGAGCCTGGGACGACGATCCATCCCGTTGAAAAACCGTATCCTGTGCTTGTATCGTGATTTGTGTCGTTGCTTCTGGCATATAAAGTCCTTACAAAGCTATGGTGAAAATTGTCGCACTCCGCCTGAAACCCAATGTTTTCTCAAAGTATCGAAAGTTCGAGCCATTAAACTTCTCACTAGTGGTTGTAATCTCCACCAACCCCTCTCCACGCCCCCACTCAAGTATGATTGGCATACACTCCCTTCCCATCGACGCTGGGATAGCGTGCAAGACTCCCGTGTTGCCCATCCTGCTTATCAAGCAAAGGGCTGTGGGGTTCTCTGTGGTTGCTAAAACCAACCCATAATCCAAACACTTCAACACCCCCTTCAAATTTCCGTACATTTTTGGTTCTACCTGTGCCCATAAGCGTAAAAGTTCCTCCGGGGTGTTAATTCTAACGATCTTGGTCATTTACAAACTTTAGCTTAGCGAACTCAGCTTGCATGTTTTGTTGTCCATACAGCGGCGCGGTTAGGACCGACTGCGTATTAAAACCAAAACCCGCCACCAAGGGCTTGTCAAACCCCGCGAAGGTTGGGTCGCCCTGTTCGGTAAAGGAAAGCAAGGGCGTGGACTGAGGAATGTCAAGCCGCAGGCGTTTGTGTGGACGCGACACCTGAGCGTTTTGTTCCTCGTCGAGGGTCACGGGCTGGAGTTCTGGAATGTCGAGTTTTAGACGCATATTAGCACACTCCGTCGTGTTTTATACTAATCATGTGGGGACCAATCAACCAATCTGGTTGGACATCGAGGTATTTTGGGTTCCCGGTTGCAGGTATGGCCACACACACCACATCCCCAAGAGAATCACCAAGAGCAACATCTCCGTTGTATGGAAAAACCACCGACCGGGTCTTTTTAGCATACTTCGTGTTGAGCATTGGAATCCTGGTCTTAGCCGCGATTGCCGCACCGTTTCGTGGCCCATACGAAAGGTATTCTGCGAGAGGATTTACCGGTATGTAGGTAGCTGAATTAACGCTATAAACCATATAACCCGCGTCGAAATCTGCCCTAAAGTTTGGGTTCAACTCATCAAAAAACCCAGACAACCACGGTATGTTATCGGCTAGTAAAGTGTCAGCAATAGAGTTGTAAGGCGCTGCTAACTTACCCTTAACAACCATCGAATCTACTGGGTCAAAAATCACTGGCTGTGCGTACCACTTAACCGAGTCCTCATTGAGGATGGGATTTGGTTGAAAGTATTGCTTGGAGGTGTCACTAAGCACCCCATTATCCGGGTCGGCTCCGTTATTGTCAAACTTCCCCTCACCTGCTTCTGGCCATGCAACCACAGAGTCCACCAAAACCCTAAGATCGTCTCGCAACATGGCAGAGGTGTAGGGATCATAAAGTTGCCAGTCCAAGGAACCTTTGTATCCCACAAAAGTCGAAGAAGAAAACTCCCTGCGAAAATGCGTTTCTGTGTGTGCCACTATCAAGTCAGTGTCGAAGGGGGTAGCCCCCCACGAACTACCTTGACCAACAAAGTTAAGGTAAGCTTGATTGTAGGTGAAAACCTCATGCCTAACCAACTTGCCAGTCCAGCGATTCGCCAACACAGTAACATCCCTACGAAGGGTCATCAAACCGTGTATAAGATTTGGGATTTCGTAGTAAGTGACCACATCCAGCCATAAGTAATTCTGGCTCAAAGCTGCAGTGTTAAGAGATGGCGAGATTGGCCAACCACCAGTAAAAACAGCGGGGGCGTTTAAGGTTATTATGAAGTCGCCAAAAATCAACGGGGTTGGAGAGATCGTTAAAAGTGTGCTAAACCCCGAATATGGCTTCCACGCCCATACACGCCTACGAAACAACACCGCGGGTTCTTCTGCACAAACAAACTCTATGGTAAAATCCCCAGTATCAAACGGCACCACCGTAGTCACTTCCACAATCCACGGACCCACGTCGTTCACGGTGGTATCCCACTCCAAAACCGGACCAAAAACCTGATGCCGGTGGCCAGCGAAGCGTTCCACAGTGATAACAGGGTCAAACATGGTGGTCGTGACAATGAGCTTGTAGTGACCCACGTTGTCCGCACGTATGACAAAAATCCGCGAGTAGTAGCTCTCGTTGCTACTCCTCGAAGGGGTGCGAAAGTAGGACCGCAACCCCGACACGGTAATGAAAGAGTTGAGGGTTTGCCCACACGCCAAGTCTTGCACCGGAGGAAACAATGGCGGTAGCGTCCCACGCTCCAAAATGATCGTAGGGTTGTCCGGTATGACCACAGGAGCATCGGTACAGATGAAACACTCCCGTAACCCAGGGTCGACGCATGGTGCTGATGGTTGACAAGCCATATTTACACTGTGTTGCTTGGTAAAAGGGCTTCGCAGGATGCGATATGGGCGCTTTTGATTGCGCCGCGCTTGGCATATTGGTAGCCAAGGGCAATAAAGATCGCCCCTACCCCTACCAGCGGCTCACCCTGCCCTATCCTAATCGCTATCATTTCTCCGCCTTTCGCATATACACCGAATCCTCGAACGCGCTTACCTTTAGTCCCCTTGCGTTGGTGGCAACAAACCTATATCGCAACACCTTACCCTCTTTCGCCGGGTAGTCCAGCCACTTTTCCTTCAACGTTCGGTTCCAATTCCCCACAATGGTGGCCACGTCCGTCCAATCCACATCCTCCTCCAAGTATTCTCGACCTGAAACCTGGACCTGTAACTGCATCGTTGGGTCACGCACCACGTCCCACACCGCATTAACACTCATGGCGTCGTTTTCCTTCTTCATGGTGATGTCGCCGTAGTGGAAGTCACCAGTTTCCAAGACCGGGTCCTCTTGGGTCAATAGGTTCACCGTGGCGTCCCCCTCAACCTCATCGGTTAAAAGCCTCCCATCCGACGAGCCGTACAACTTGGGTATAGTCCCCGACCCGGTTCCTAGTAGCGATACCGACCCCGCCAACGATCCCACAACTCCCTGTAGCTGGCCCACCGAAAGTTGACTCGCCACCTGTTCCTTGAAACAAAAAGCCTGAATGTTCTCACTCGATGCGGTTGACCATCGCTTGAGTCGATAGTTGAAAACAACCGCTTGGTCATACGGTCCATTGGAGGCTTCTGAAACATAAACCCACCATATTTCACGATTGTTGGTGTCCACATATGCCCACGTTTTTGCCGCGAGCGCCGGGTCGGGATTGATACGCTCGTTGAACCAACGCCGGATAGAGTCACCTATCGGAGTTACTCCTTGTCCGTCGTATGCGAAGAAGTTTCGCTCCAACCCGTCGTAAAAGAAGTGTACCGTGTCCAACGCAACAAGTGCATAAGGGAAGACGTTGCCACAACGGGCTACCACACCATCGTCAACGACCTGCATCACACTAGGCTTGCCAACGTAGCGACACGGTACAATGGCTGAAGGGGTGTACACCACTAACATCCCCCGTAACTTTTTCATCCCGGTAACGCCACTAAAGGGGTAGTCGGTTTGTTGCCACTCTACAAAGTCGTAAAAGTCTGCCTCGTTGGTCGCGTCGGGAACCCATTTCCCGAAGTTGTAGAGGTCAGACCACATAATGCGGTCGGGAAAGGGGCTATTTTGAAAAGTTGGGTAACCCACGAAAAGGTGGTCGTAGTAAACAGCTACAAAACGCCCGCTAGGAATGTTAGCAACATCGGTTCCAACAGTGGTGTCCGTTGACCCGTTATTCATTCGGGCTTTGTTAAGCTCGTTGGTGTAGTAGAGGGCACCATTGTAAGCTGCCACCGCCCAACGACGGAAGTTGTTATCCGTAGCAAGGCCAGAGGCCATCGTGACACCGTTTAGCAACCGTACCGAGTCCCTTTGAAAAACCAAGAGCTTTCCATAACCCGGCAACAAACTCGGAATAACCGAGATGTCAAGAACGTCGGTGCTGCCGATTTGCGTGTAGTTCTTCTTTCGCAACACCTGTTGCAATGCCGGGGCAAAACGCATGTTGTGGCAAGCACGCCACTGCTGCGCGGCGACAAGGTGGGCAGGTAGAGCAGTCTCGACTCCTCCGATGAGGTTGTCGTGAAGGATTGGTTGGCGGGTTGAGGCCATTTAACGCAAGCGACGAATGTAAAGTTGAGCGTAAACCTCACCAGTAGCTCCAGAACTAGTGGGACTACCAAGACCAGTAGTGGCCTTAACAAACTCCGTCCAGTGTTCTATCTTAATGTAGTCACCAACAGTAACAATAATAATCTCACCAATTATTCGGGAACACGTTGGAACACCACCAATAGCTGCAACCTCAGACGAACCAAGAATCTCATTCTGAAAGAGGTCTGCACTATTATACCGTGCCAGACGTGCAATGTGCTTACCAGTCTCAAAACCAGGAACAAAACCTTCAATACTATATGTCCCTGTCTGGCCAAAAGTCAATCGCCCTCCGACACCGGGAGTTACACCACCAACAGGCACTGCTGGGTTCCACAAGGTGGAAACCCCCCTTATATTTAGGTTTGAAAATCCCGCACCCCCCGCAATGCTCGAACCACCACCAACCCCGTTTCCAGCTTTCTCTACAAAGTGGGCAAATTGTCTGGCCGTGATAGTAAGAATCCCTGCAGCCGTGATGGTAACATCTCCACTCAAAGCTACACTCTGAAACTTCTTCGACGCGTCCGCCACCAAAATGTTTGCCTCGGCCACAGCAAGAAACAACTGGTCAGGCCCAACCGCCGTGTCTGCTATCTTGGCCTGGGTAACGGCGTCGGTCCTAATGTGGTCCGTTGTAACCGCTCCTGCTAACCCGGTCGCGTCGTCCTTTAACTTTGCCGCATCGACTGCATCGTTGGCGAGCTTGTCCGTTATGACCGAGTTATTGGCTAACTCGTCCGTATTCACCGCCGCGGACGCGATCTTCGTGTTGGTCACTGAGTCATCTGCCAACTTCGCACTGGTCACTGCCAAGGCCAGAATCTTTGCCGTTGCCACTGCATCATCTCGCAAGTCCGGGGTCGACACTGTGCCCTGTACAATACCCTGTTGCGTCCCCCCATTACTTGTTGACCCCTTTACCTTACCAGCCACCGACGCGTCCACGATCGCCGCTGCCTTCAAAGTGTCCGACGCCGTCTCATCAAAGAACCGAATCAGGAAGTCATATACAAACCTTCTACTCTGTAGGTCCACCTGCGCGAGCTTGTTCGCGTCCTCTTGGTCGGTAGGATCATTTATGACTGCGCCGTAGCTTGCCAACAAAGCTGGGGTTATTCTTGCGTAAGTTGCCATACTAGTCTAGGTTAGTGTCGTCCACACCTTGCAAAATTAGGTTTGCGTTCCACCGAGTCACAGCCTCCCATGACCTTGCCACAAGGCCAGCGGACAACTGCACTCGTTCGTCCTCTTTAAGGAAAAAGTTTAACTCTTCGATGGTGCGGTACATGAGCCAATCAAAGCAGTTTTCAAGAAGGAAGTCTTGTTCGTCACCAGTGACATACTTTGGGAGCCAACGAAGCACATCGAGATAAACATTGATGGTGTCGCCACCAAGGTTGGTAGCGTCAGGTGGCACAACAAAAACCCTCGTGCCCACCTGGACCAAGACGAAAGGAGCCGTTGTTGCTACAGATGGTGCGTTGTCCTTCGGGCTTGTCATTTCGTGGTGCTTTTGCACCCGCGCAATCCAACTTTCCTGCGAGGTGAAACCAATCGGAAAAAGCCCGTTCACAGCGTTGGTGTAGGCCAGGTACGGTTTCTTTATTTTCTTTACGTTGACCAGTTCATTAGTGCCATGTAGCCTCGCCTCCACCAAGTCAATGCCATCCACCACGCTCATGTTTAACAAATCCACCGATACCTTCGACAACTCAAAGTCTATAAGGCGTTCGGTCTCCAACCGGGCGTTGTTCATGGCCTTTAGCAACACATCAAAGCTAGTCGTCCCTGCTAGGAACGATGCCGGTTGCCTGTGCATGAAGGCCGCAACCGCTATTTTAAGTTCTCCAGATGTTGTTGGCATTTGAAATTTAAGCCGTTACTTATATCCCGCGACGGCAGGCGCGGAGAAGGACCAGGTCCTTTTACTCGAATTGATTGCGTCCACCAAGGTCGCCCTTCGGTGGGGCCGGAGTCTTGTACTCCTTCAACTCGTTACCCTCAGCTTCCGCCGAGGTCTTTCCTGTGGCCGTGTGGGCCAGGATAGTATCGCCAGCGTGTTTTCCACTATTCACGCCTGGTGCATCCATCTGACGCAGGTTTGCATTTCTGTCCATTTTGTTCCTTTCCGTGCAAGCCAATTATTGGCCTACACTCCTTCGATTGTGGCGTATGCGAAGTCGGTCGACGTAGCCACATCAGCCACATCCGCCCTATTCGCGTCCGTCGCCTGAGTCGGGTCAATAGCAAAAACTATCGTCCCATCCACTGACGGAGCCGCTGGATACACCTTCTTAGTTGAGGCATCCAACAGGATGCTACTCACGTTAAGAACCTTCGTAAGTCCGAAGGCACTAGCCAACAACTTGTTGGAAGTGCCCCCAGCCGTTGTGTTTGACCATTTGACTTGTTTGACAATGTTACGCCTACCATTGGTTCCGCCCGTAGTCCAGGCGGCAATAACCGTAACAGCCGATGCTAAAAGGTCAGCCATAGTGGGTAACTCCTTTCGTTACGGCACGTAGCTATTCACATTCTGCAAGAACATGAACGACTCAGGCTGCCTAACCTCAAATCCAGCCTCGGTGAACCACTCGTCCTTACGATAGTCAGCATCGTTAGGCTGGCGATTCTTTAGAAGCTGCGTGTCGCGCTTCGACATATTGCGATACCGCATGTTGTGGATGTCCACAAACAACGCTGAATTTCGCAAGGCTGCATTACGGCTGAACAACGGATGGCTCTTGTAGTACACCGTGCCAAACGCTGTCTTATGCGCCACGATTTCCAGACCATACGTGTCGCCCGACGGTGGCATGAACTGCAACACCGATAGGCTCCTGTACATCTGGTTGACCACCTTCAAGAACCCACTCCCACACAGCACCAGCTTCTCATTACTGACGTTGCTAGTCGTGCGGAAGATACGCTCCAGGTAGGTGTCGTACAACCCCTCACTTAGAGTCCCGGCTGCGTTGGCAATGATGCGCTTGTTGTCATCACTATCCACCGTCGCACCCGACGCCTCGTAAAGGTTAGCCACAGTAGCTTCCCACTGTTGCAACCAATACATGATTCCACCAGTGAAGTACTGTGGTAACCCTGCCCCGGTTGTGGGGTCAGGAGTGCCACTGCCACCACTAGCACCTGTCGACGTATTCACCTGCCGGTACTTATGCCCAAACAAGACAGCCAACTCCATTTCGATCATGTGGTCGATACTGTGTTGCTTGGCCTTGTCCTTGTAAATACCCGTGTCATCGAACTTAACCGGCGACACCAGAGCATTTCCAGTGAAGCTGAACGGAGTTCGGAAGATTTGGGTATGATTACGAAGATTGACTGGGAAGTAGTAAACCTCACTGCTGAGGTCAACCACGCCGTGTGGGAACGCTGCGCCAACAACTTGGACCTCCTTGTTCACATTGTCACCAGCACCGTTTTCCACTGAGCCAGCCACAATAGCCACCATGGTCATCACGGTTGCTGAAACGATTACGGTCACCCGGAAGCGAAGTTCCACCTTGTTGGCACCACTATCCGCAACGATACGGATGACGTGTCCTGGTCGGAACAGGGTCGTGTCCAAGACAACGACCCTATACAGAGTTCCCGCAACGAACACTGCCGGGTCCAAAAGTGCTCCACCTGCTCCAGTCTGGAACACTGGGTCCGCCGCTGCCGTTGCCGTTCTCTGCTCCTTCAACCGCTTCTCCCACCACTCAAACTCCGGTTGATTTGTTTCTTCCTCCTTCATCATGGACAAAAGTCCAATCAGCGGAGCCGCCCCGTTAGGGAATGTGTAAAAAACCCTCCGGCGAAAGTTTGCCAAGCGGAACGTTTCCAACATTACCTGCTCGGTATCCACTAAGCCTAAAATAGGCATGTGCTATCCTTTCTCTGTTTTTAGTTACTCAAACACGTCCATACCTTCAAGCTGCGCGGGTACACCCCGTGAGCCGGTATTGACGCCACTCTGCCCTCCGCCGGTTAACGTGGACATTTTGGAGCGTTTCTGGCCGTTTGCACCCTCACCGGGTTTAACGGCCTGAAATCGTTTAATCACCTCACGGGCACTCTTTGCAATCTCGTCTTGCATTTGTTTTTTAGTACCCTTAAACCCACTCTGGTCGATTTTGAGCGCGACCGCGTCAACAATCTCCTCATAGGGTTGGAGGTCTTTGTTACCGTCGAAAAACTCGTCACGCGCCTTGGTAGCGCGGATTTCCTCCACAAACGCTTGCATTGGACCAAGGTCTTTAGTGCGAAGGTCACCTAACAATTGGTTAACTCTGTGGTCCGCCATTGTGAGAATTTGCTTCGCAAGACCATCACGCATCCGGTGAAAAGCCTTTGCCGCGTCGGTTTTCTCAGTTAGACCAAGCTGGCCCAAAAACTCCGGGTCTGCCTTCCAAAAATTGAACATTTGTTCAAGTTCCTCGGTGGTGTAGGACTTTTCGCCCTCACCTGGCGACGCGGCAACTTTACCAACTCCAACCTCGGACAAAATTGCAGTGATGTCCTCCTTGGTTAGACCAGTGGGTTTAGGTTCGCCCCCTTTACCAGCGTCACCACCCCCATCATCACCACCAACAACACCAGTTCCGGCTACGCCTGCTCCACCAACATCGTCAACCCCGCCACCAACCCCGCCCGAACCCGGTGGAGCGTTTATAGCACCACCCTGTCCACCGCCATCCACTCCATCATCAATCCTCAATAGGCTCTCTAACATGTTTCATCCTTTCTTTTATGTCTGTTATTTTTGCGTTGTGAACCACTAACACCCTACCCAACCCTATCTTCACCCCAATAGTTTTGAAGTGTTGGTATGGAGTGCTAATATCTCCCGTTTCCACCTCCAGGTTGGCCTGATCCTGCTCCAACGCCACCGCCTCCAGCAAGTGCAGGTAGTAAGGGTTGTTGAACAGCTCCATCCACCCCCGAAGCTGGGTCTCCAGGTCGTCCTCCGGCAGTTCCGGCAATTTGTGCTCTGATGTCATTTAGTTTGTCCTCATCGAACTCGAATTGTTCAGGGTTGCGAATACCGCGCCACTTTAGCGCCGTCATTAAAATCTTCTTTGGGTCAAGGTTGAAGGCTACCGCGGCCTCCGGGTTTTGCATAACCATACCCAAAACTTCCATAAGAGCCTGAGCGTTATACTGACGCTCTGATGGCAACACCCCATCAAGGGTCTCAAAGGAGTAACGTCCAACAAGATTTTCCTTCGTAACCTTGATAAACTCTGGTGTCTCAATAGCCTTTTCACCAAGCAAGCGCACGTAGGTTTCTTCATCCAACCCATCACGTAGGTTGCTAATCATCTGGTTACCAACAGGCTTCAAAGCCACATCGAAAATGATCGAACAAATGGTTCGCAAACGTGATGCAGCACCCGTAGCCACGTTTCGGTGCTCCGCAGCCGGCCTACGTCCTGGTTGAAACTGCCCAAGCATCGAGTCGTTGACGCCAGTTACAAGTTGCACAAGCTCAAGAAGAAACTTCACATCCCCAATGTGGTTAGTCGTGACATCCTGCAAGTCAAGTTGCTTGATATAACGGTCGAAGTCCCCCACAGCAGAGGCGTTAATTCGTATAATCGGCCTTCGTTCTTGCAAGTCGGTCATATTAACAGCATCTACCTTGACCAACAACTTATCCGATATGACCTTCCTAACATTGGTAATTCTGGAGTTAATAAACCAAGTTATCACGCTCTGCAACTGGTCAATCGAATCCGCTAGACCATTACCAAGAAGGTTGTTGTTATCATAAGCAAACGGTGCCAGTGCATAAGTAAATTCTCCATGTGCGTAATCCATCGGTTCACATTTTACCACCCTCTTGTCATTGGCAATCCAAATGTTATACATGATTGGGTAGTCCTCATCACCTATAGACTTACCCTCAACCTCGTATTGTTTTGGGACCAACCAACGCTGAACCTCTGTAATCACCACCATCGGTTTCGACTGGCCGCTTCCACGAAGCCCCGCTCCAACCTCGTGACTACCAACCGGGTCTCCACCCTCAAGGTGGTTGAAGCGACGATCGTTGTTAGCCTCTTTTCCAAGAGCCGGGATATGGTCAACCCCTACCACAACCCCTTCCTTCTCTAACTGCTTGAGTTGTGGAATAGTCCAGAGGTCCTCACATGCCACAAACTCGCCAGTTTGAAACTCCACAAGTGGTTTGCGGGTATCAGGAAAGAACCTATACGGTGAAACATTGTAAAGCCGGTTTCCTTGAAAGGACACCGTATCTTTTACGGTGGTTATGGAACGTTTCTTAGTGAGAGTGATACCCATTACCTTCGTACCGCCAACTTCCAGCGTCTCCCGTATTTGCCTATGCTCCGTAACCCAAGCAATTTTCAACACTCCAAGGTTAAAACGAGCAATGTCAAGTAAGAACTGCCACAACTTTGCCGTAAAAATGTTCTTTTCAAGGTCTCTAGCAAGCAACGCCTCGCCTATTTTCGCTGGTTGTTCGTCATCAGGGGTATAACCTGTTAGCTCAAAGAACCTCTCACGTTGGGTAAGGAGGGAATAACAAAACGTGATGAAGGTGTTAATTTGAGAGTATGTTACTGGCACCACCATCTTTCCTGGTTCCTTTCTATCCCTCGCTGCCTGGTCAGCCTTATCACGAGCTACCAAGGTTCGGTAAACTGCATCATTTTGATCCCACTGATCGTAAAAATCTCTCATTTTGGAACGAGAGAGATTCACCAAGTCCACCGAATCCTTGAGGATTTGCTTGTGGAACTTGGAAGGTTCCTTACT